AGAATTAAACCACATCAATTCCACATTTCACGAACAACTCGATAACCAATACTTAGTCCACCAAGAGCACCAGCTTTCATTAAAGCGTGAGCTTCTTTAGCTTTAGTTACTTCAAGAACCAGTCGGCCTTTTGCGTATAGTCCGTGTTCGTCTTCATACATCTCAGTCCATACACCAATAGGTTCATCACGTTTGTGATGCCAGAACATTTTAGGCATCGTGCCAGCTTGTTTATGTTCTTCTAGTGATGTTAGAAATGCGCCTTTTTGCGTTATATCCCATGCATGATCTTTGAAGTCAAAAGTATTCGCATACCCTTCAAAGCAACCAGTTTCAGGGTCAAACGACTTTACTTTGAAAGCTGCTTGTTGCTTTATTGTCATTTATTTAGTCCTCGGTAGGTTTAGGTGTTTCAGTGGTATCTACACTTGGTTGTGCAGGTTTTTGTGTTAGTAGTGCTGTTTTTTGTATCGTCAACGCATCTTCTAGTTTTCCTAGCGTTGTATTGTTAGTTGCAACAGCTACTACATCACCACCATCTACTTCTTCTAAACCAATAGAAGCCCTTACTTCGTTGATAGTTAGGCATGACATTTTGAAGTAACGATCATTAACTTCAGCTTGAGTTTTACTGTCACCACGTAAGATATGACGATCATCTAGATCTACTTCTAAACCTTCGGGTAATACTAAGTTGATGCGAGCTACAATACGGGTGATCAGTGGTATTAACGTATCTCTGTGAAAACTAAGAATGGCTTGTTCAACATTGCTGTATTTTACGTCTGCTTCTTGGAATACCATCTGTGGTGGCACTCGGAAAATGGAACAGATTTCAGTTTTTTGAAAGTTTCTAGTTTCGAGGAATTGTGAATCTCTGTGACTAATAGCAATTGGTGTGTATTTCATACCACCTTCAAACACTGCTGCTTTATTAGCGTTGCTTAAACCTTGGAAATTATTACTCCAGTTCTTACTTAATCGTTCGACTGCTTCTGGTGATAATGATTCATCCGTAGATAAGTAACCGTTGGGTGTAGCTGAGTTATTAAAAAACTCTTCACCGTGTTGTTCAGCAGCCATGCTTAAACCGATGGCTTTTGCTGCATGGCGTATCGGGCTAACACCCATAAATCCGTCAGTGCTTGGACCTTTGATGTGTAATACTTCATATGCTGTGTAGTCAGTCTTAGTTAACCCAATAATTGTATCTTGTGGTATGTGATATCTAAGTTGACCACCTAACACTCGAACACTTACAGCTGATGGGTTTGGTATTGGTATGAACTGAACAATCTTGTTCTTTGCATTTTTGTTTCGATTGATAATGGCGTAAAAATTACCATCTAAGTTGATATGTGTGACTATCATTTCTAACATTTCTTGCCACGTTTGGTAGTCATTCGGTGCGCGTGTCAGCACTTTAGACATTTTATGATTACGTGGTGCTTGAGTTCGTTTTCCTTGCTCGTCTAATGTATATAGTCTTACTGGTAGTTGACCGATACTCTCTGAAAGAGCTCTGATACAACTGTATACAATGGCGTGTTTGTGTGCAGAAAGTGGAGACACATCAACACCAGCGATGTTTTGAGAGCCCCACATAAAACCGAAGTCGTTATAAACGTTTGAAAATGATTTCTCACTTTGTATCGGGTTGCCCGATTTGTCTAAAATCATTTTTGTATCCTTTATTATTTTTATTATTTGGATTAGCTAGTTCTAATTTGCTGTTTACTGAAGGTATTTATAGGAAGGAATAGCGAGAAATATTCAGTGCTAAGATCACTAGTTACCTAGTGTTATAAAGCCTCTTGTTTCATAAACTGATACAACTTCAGGTTCTTTTAAAACACATAAACTCAAGCCAGTAATACAAGCGATAACAGCATCAATTTTGTCTTTAGACATTTTGTTTTCTTTGACAGGTTTGATGTTTTCATTGGCATCTACATAAACGTGAGCATTAGAACAACACCACTCAAAAACATAGTCACCGTTGTAGCGTATCTTTTGAGTAGCAAGCATTTGTTCGAACTCTTTACTTGGTTCCGATAGGTTTTGCATGTTCTGCGCCACAGATACCATCGGTAAGCCTTCTTCAGTGAGTTTTATCGACATTTGCGTAGCAGAATATGGATCATATCCAATAGATAAAACGTTAAACTTAGTGCAGAAATAACGTAGATCTTCTTCGATAATACGATAGTCAGTAGCAATACCTTCTGTTAGTTCAAGGTATCCATCTCTAGACCACTTTTCGAATTGGTATCTTGACTGTGTTGTTGCGTTAGCTAGTGCATCTTCTGGTAGGTAGTTTCTAAAAAAGACATCAATACCACTGCCATCATCAGGGAAAATAAGACACAAAGAAGTTAAATCTAGTTTTTGTGCTAAATCTAAGCCGATATAGCAATCTCGCCCTTTGTAATCATTGATGTTTATATCTTGCTTACACTTTTGAACTTGTTGTATGTCGAGCCATGCATCAGTTGAGTTAACAAATATATTGCAGTGCTTTGTTAAGTAGTTACCTCTAGCTGATATCATTGTTTGTGCTTTTAGACACAAACGTTCCATGTCTTCGAGTTTCTTACTAACACCTAAACATGGGTTTGCTTTTAGCCAGTTGTCAGGGTTAGTAAAGTCATCACCTGCGTCCATTGTGTAAAGGCAAGCAAAGAAGCTATCATCTTCTACAGTTCCACTTAATATTTGTTCGCCATATTTCCATAGCTCAGTAGCAATACCTTCTAAGATAAAGCCTGCTGTTGAGATAACAAATATAAGTGGCTGTGTTCTTGCACCTGTTGCGGTTTCAATTACGTCATATACATCTCTGGTCTTGTGTGCGTGTATTTCATCGATAAGAGCACAGTGAACATTAAGTCCATCTAGACTGTTTGCATCTGAACTAAGAGGTTTAAATTTTGAATTAAGAGCTGGGGCTACTATTTCTGTTTGGTAAGCTGTAGCTACTTCTTTTAAATCAGAGTTACGTAGCATTACCTTTGCGTCATCAAATACAATTCTTGCTTGGTCACGAGTAGTAGCTGCTGAATATACTTCCGCGCCCATCTCACCATCTGCTAACATTGCATACAAACCAATACCTGACGCTAATGTTGACTTACCATTTTTACGAGCAACAAATACTTCTGCTGTTTTAAACCGACGAACCTTTCTCTTGGTTACTTTATGTTTCTTTTTAGTTACCCATCCAAATATGCTACCAACAACAAATTGTTGCCACGGCATTAACTTCATTGGTGTTCCAGCTAGTTCACCTTTAGTGTGTTTTATGAATTGGTAGAAGTGAATCGCTCTGTCGGCTCTATTTTCATTGAATTCAAACTTGTAAGATTTATCTTTTGATTTAGCTAGGTCTTTGAAGTGTCTTTCAGCTGCGAGTTTAATCCATTTGTTACTAACGACTGTCCCATCTAATACTTGATATGCATATTTGTGGACTTGTTTGAAAGATTGAGCTAATGGCTTGACTCGCGGTAGTTTATATTTTTTAGGAGGCGTCATATATTCCATATTAGTCTCCTTGATTCTTCAAAAACGACAGTAATGCAGATTCCTTTTCTGCTTCTAGTTTCTCTACTTGCTTACGAGCTTTAGGCGTTAGACCAAACTTTTTTAAGTAGTCTTGAATTTGTTTCTGTGATGTCAGATAAACTTGGTAGGCTGGGTTTTGAACTGTTCGAGATTGGCCTTTATCACCTTGCTGTTCGATTATGACTTGAAACTCATCAGTTTCTTCGTTGTATAGTTCACGTTCAGCTGCCTTGAATACAGCAAAGGTGCTTGCTGCTAATGATGCTGCTAGTTTGTCTGATGCTGTTCCTGTTTGTGCTAGTTCTGATGCTTTCATTAAATCTTGATAGAACATATCTGTATCAGGGTGATTGCGCATCGTTTTAGGTGCAGATTTCAATGTTGAAATGCTTTGTTGTTTTGGGTCACTCATGTGATTACCTCCATTATTATCTTGTATTTATGGGGAGGTTTCGCATGGGTTTCAGCGGATTACAGAAACAGGTATACCTCGCGTAAGCACACGAAATAGAGTTGAAATGTATTAATTAGCAGGGGAATCTAGCTGTAGTTAATAATACCCAACAGGGGAAGTTGAACTCAAAAAAGTAGTTCGCGTAAGTCTTACTGGGGGTGCGCTGTTACATAGCACTTAAAATTAGTTTCAACACACCCCCTTGCTTGTCTCCTGTGAGATAATGCGCGAGTAATAGCAATGAGTAATGTTGAGTGTATATCGAAGGAGAACGCGGCTCGTTTGTGGCAATTAGTTTCTCTATTGCATTGCTTTCTCACTGAGTTCAACAAGGCGTTTAAGTAATAGTAGCGACAGTTCTCTGTCTGCTATTTCACTTGTATTCAAGCATAAAAAGCCTAAGTCTCCTTCAGCATCTACTTCGAATTGATATATGTTGGTTTCATAGCTGAATATAGCGGTGTTGATGTTATGCGGTATGAACACGGTTTACCTCCTTGTGTTGTTATAGTCCCAATTGTTTAAACAGATCTGAGGATGAGATGGTTTTAACTTTTGTTCTGTCCTTCTTTGCTTTAGCTGTCTTGGTGTTATGACATGAATGGCAAAGTGACCTGAGATTGGAATAACAGTAAGCCAGCTCAGAGTTATCATTTATCTCGATAACATGGTCAATGATATCGGTTGGAGTAACAACGTTATATGTTAAGCATTCTTCACAGATGGGATTTGCTTTGAGCTTTCTGGCTCTTAGCCTTTTCCATTTGGTTGAGTTGTAGATATCGTTATTACGTGTAGTAGATGTTCTGCTATGTTCTTTTGGTCGTTCTTTACGCTGGTGGGCTGCACAACGTCCTTTGTTAGTAGCTATTTGCTTACAGCTAGGGATAGCCACATATGCTTGCAGGTTGTTTCATTTTTTTGTCCTTTTATGTGTTTCGATAACGTATTTATATTTAACTGGCTTAGTGATATTTATAGATACGGCGTTGTTTTATAAACAAAGAATTACAATATGCCTTGTGGCTAGTAATTAACTTGAATATACTCAATTAGGCATAAGTTGTGATTCATAATGTATATAGCCAAAAAATGATTAAGGATATTTCATGACAGAATTAATTTCATCCAAGACAGCATTAACAGCAGGGAAAACTGTGTTTAATGTTTTGAAAAGTGCATACCAGACGAGACAGCAAGAAAGAGTGAATTCCTTTTTTCGTTGTGTTGACACTCGCTATGCGCATATGACAGAAGATGAACAGCTAAAGCTGAATCAGACTATTAATAGTGAAGATGGCCGCAATGTATTAGCTAATTATGTTGATGCAATAACACAAACATCTAGTGACAGAGTTAGAATGGCAATAGCGCTACTCTATTGTAATGATGCTGACCTCTCATTTTCCGATATAGACCAGAGAGTATTTATTAATGGTGTTATTGGTATTACGGATCATATGGTCGATTTCTATCTTGTCGCAATTAATCAAAAAATCATCAGTGGTAATTACCCATATAATCGTCATGTAATTCATCAATATGATTTACCCTCATTCCCTATGAACGATATAGATGGCGAGGTCGTATATGCATATACAAATGATTTAGTTAGGCGAAGGCTGTTATTACCCGATCCTGCTGTTGGTATACTCGCTGATGAAAGTGGATGGTTTGTTGGTTTTGGTTCTTCTAGAAAATCAAAACAAATGGCACTTTTACTAAACAAAGCTAATGAGTATTTACAAATATCTAACATCAAAGGTAAGGAACAGAATGAAGTTAGCAGATGAAATCATAGATATTCTTAGTTCAACAGATGGTGTTCTAAGTGATGCACTTATTAAGACCAAAGTATTACTTCATCGAATTGGACAAAAAGACTTGGTAACTTGGGTAAATAAAGAACTAAATGGTTACAATGATGATGATAATTTACCTGACTACAGGATTGTAGAAGCACAGGTCTTAGTTAATGCATCAAACGGAGCATTTGAAGTTAATTCACACCCAGTGCCTCTCGGGCACCTAGATGAAGATTATAGAAACCAACTTGAAAAGGGAATAATGCCTCAATCACTTGCGATCATTGAAGAGTTAACTGCCAATAAAGACGGTTCCCTTCATTCCTGTATTCCTATGGAAATGAATGGTCTACTCAGTAAGAATTTAGCTAATGAATATGTTGTTCAACGTGCTTGGTGTGAAATACCTATAGCTAGTGTATCCAATATTCTTATGCAGGTTCGCTCAAGGCTTCTCGATTTTATTCTAGAGTTAAACTGTGAGTTTTCATCTGCAAGCACAGATGATGAAATTAAAGAAAAAGCGAATAAATTTGACGCTACCAATCTCTTTAATCATACTTTTTTTGGAAATAATACAACTATCTTATTAGGTTCTGATAATACACAAAATATAACTAATACAAATACTAAAAATGATTTTGAGGCATTAGCAAGTGAATTAAAATTAAATGGTGTCTCTAATGAAGATGTAATCAGCTTAAAGCAAGCGGTTGAAGGTGACTGTAATCTCGAAGTTAAAAATAAGAATGAGTTTGGTCCAGAAGTTAAAACTTGGATGCAAAAAATGATGTCAAAAGCCATTGAAGCAAGCTGGCAAATTGAGCTAGGTGCAGCTGGTAGTTTGCTAGCGACAGCATTAAACAATTACTATGGCCTCATATAATGACATAGGAAAAATCTTAAAAATATTATCTCTTGATGATTATTTTAAATCATGGCCATATACGGAGTTTTGAATATAAACTATTTTTCGTTGCGAAAAATAGTTCGACAACTTAATGCCGATAACAATACCTGAACGTTTTGAGTAGAGAATTTATGGAATCCATAACAATTAATGATATTGAAACATTACATAAAATATTTAGTATATACCGCAGCGATAAAGGTTTTGGCTTTTGGTTTCGAGGTCAAGCAAATGAGGCATGGCCTCTTATTCCAAGTGCGGGGAGAGATGATTACTATTTACCCGACAATAGAGATTTAGGTCGTTTAAAAGATTGGGCTAATTATGCAGTTGCTCACGAAAGATTACCTGAAAATAAAATAGAGTTACTTGCTTTAGCACAGCACCATGGTTTAGCTACAAGGCTGCTAGATTGGACAAAAAATCCTTTAGTTGCTTGCTATTTTTGCGTGACTTCTGATTTGAGTTCAGATGGCGCCATCTATATCTTGGAAACACCATTTACAATGGCTGGGGATAATTTAACACTTGACGAAATTAAACAGCATGAGGGGATTATTTCGTATTTACCTAAGGCATTTACACCGAGAGTTATAAATCAACAAGGTTTATTTACTATTCATTGCCCCTCAAATAAATCGATAACTATTGAACCGTCTCGGTATTCAACTACTGAAAAGAATATCCGAAGAATTATAATACCTTCTGAGCAAAAATCTAACATTAAAGAAATGCTCGATTGTTACGGAATTAATGAATCAACAGTCTTTCCAGATTTAGACGGTTTGTCTGCATATATCAATGGTGATACGAGATCTATAGTTTCAAAACGTGCATGAGTAAGATGTAATAAGCACAATAATTGAACCAAGGAAGAAAACAGTAAAGTCGAATCATTATGTAAAGTATAAGTATTAAGGAGTAGTAGTCTTGAGGGATTTTAACAATGATGGTGATATGAATATTGGTCGAGATCTAAATATTTATGACAACTCCCAACAGGTATATAAATCATTTTATGAAATGACCAATGAAGAACTCTTCAACGAACGTCCATTTCGAGAAGGCAACATAAAAATAGAGCAAGAAAGAAAGGTTAAACGTCTTAAACCATTTTATGGTTTAGCCGTGATTTTATTTATTATTGCAGCTTTTTTGTCATGGTTTAATGGCAAAACTGATTTAATAACACTTTTCATAGGCGCAGGTTCTCTCTTTATTGGGTTTGTTTCTTTAAAGGAGACTTTGGTGGCAAATTCTTTTCAAGAAGAAGAACAGGAGGCAGTAATCTTAATCAATAAAATATTAAAAAAGCGAAGAGCAGAATAACACTTTAACTAGCAATAGCTTACTGGTTATTTAAAAACTATTAAAAGGAGCGTTAGAGCCAAGTAAATAGTTAACAGGCCAATATTTATAACAGTTAGCTATTCAGTTCCCTCACAAATATCGATCTTATTGATTTAATGAGCGCGTTGAGATCGATAAGCAAACCTATTAATATCCACAAAAATGGATTTATGCTGTTGTTTTGAATTATTTGATTAGCGTGTGCATTATCTAGACTTGTCGATTTTGTTACAGATGTTTGTGTAACTGCTGAGTTAATCGCTACATTTTCACTGTCGATTTCATCAATAGATACAGCTTCTTGCTTTGTCTTTTGAACTTCAGTATTAGCACTGTTATCACCAACGTTAACTTCAGCTGAAATTGTTGGGGTATCAGGTAGTAAAAAGCTTGCCGCAGCAGACACGGCTTGGCAGCCAGTCATAGGCAAAAGTAGTAATATAAAAAATAGGAATAAGTGTTTCATAGCTCCTCCTTTTGTTGTTGAGCTACTAATACTTATCAGATAATAAAAACGCAAAAAGCCACTAAATAGTGGCTTCATTTATATGATTGATTAAATATCATATTTCAACGACTTGAAGATAAATCCTTGCGATTGATAACTTACAGTTCCATATTACTGAAATAATAATCTAGCAATAAACTTTGGTATTTTTCTGAATCACTCCCAATAAGATCCTCAAGTTTTTTTAGCTCATTATCTATCTTAACTTCATCATAATCATCTTTGTTATTAAGCATTTTATGGATGTTTTTTTCGTAGACCTGACTCAATAATATTTTCATATTGTCAGAATATTTGTTTTTTTCGACATCAGGTTGATGTATTCGGTTATTCACGATTCTGTCTACTACTGATAGATATTCTTCATTTGATTCATCACTATCATTGTAAGCCATTTTCTGCACGAAGAGGTTCTTATTATGGACTACGTCAGTCTGCCTTACATCTGCATCCTCAATGGAGCTTTCTTCTACATCTACTTCAAGGTGTGATTTTCCATCTGTTAAAAATGCTGATGTGCTATACATATGGAAAGCAGTGATCTTTGATTCTCTATAAATTTCAGCTTGTAATTCAGCTAAAGGACCAATTTGCTTATTACCATTAGAGTCGAGCTTATACCACCAATCTTCTTTAGCATCATCAGTTACAAAGATTACTGATTCGATACCTTCATCTTTAGCTTTTTCGAGAAGCTGTTTCCAGAGGATTAAATCCCCATACTGCCTCTCATAATACAAACCATCAGAATAAAAGTGTGTATCGCTCTTATTTTTCGACTTTCCTGCATCACTGAAACCTGGAGGGATTCTTTTTTCGTATCGATCTTTACCTTCATTATAAATATCGTCTAACGATGCTTGATCATCAGGTTTATCCCCGACACGACCATCGAAACAATCATTAATTCGATTACGTATTGGATCATGAGACTTCACACAAGGCTGGGATTTATCCCAATAGGAAACTGATTTTTTATAATCAGTAATGTTTTTATGTATTTCTTTTTCTAGTTTATTAGTGCTGTCGAATAGTTTTGGGAAACGACGTTTTAATGCAAGCTTTTTGAAATCATCTTCAAAAATATTTTGCATCTTGTCTAAATTTTTATCAATACTACTAAAAATAGCTTTTTCGCTTTTTATAATATCCAAGCGTCTGCGTTGATATTCGAGCCCAACATGATACGGAAGCCAAAGCCGACCATCTAATATGGCTAATATTTTAAAAAAATCATTACGGGTTTGAGCTGCGTAACCATAGAGATTCAACAATACATTTGTATCAAATACAAACATTGTTTTATCACTTTTCCAAGACTCAGTCAGAGAATCTGACGACAGATTATGAAAATGTTTAAATGTAGATTTCATCCTAATCACCTTTTATATCAACACCTTGATGTTACCATGAAAAAATATAAGGAAGATAGTGTTATTGTCTAAGATGATTCTTATATAACTTGATAAGGTCTTTTTTAGTAGCTTTCGTTGGTATATCGATACTAAGGTCATTAAGCATCTTGAGTTGATTTGGCTTAATCAGTTTGTTGAAGGCTTTAGCTTGGTCTTTAATTCTATTAGGGTGATAGTCATTCATTGAGTAATCTTATTGATAATATCTAGCAGCTGATACAAGCCATGCAATTGATGCATCCACACCTATTTCATTAACTAGTCCTGACCTGATTAGTTTATTCCATATTGCACCGAGTGAAATGTGCGTGTTACTTCAATCGTTGGACGTTTGCATAGCAGACACTTGTTGTTTTGTGCTTTAGGCATTTGTTCACGTATAGAATTGATGTCTTTTTTTTTAGTTGTTTTGGTGTTGTCATGTGTGCTCCTTATATGTATTTAAGGAGCACAAGAAGCAGTGTTATTAGTGCAGAACATTACGTGCCGAGAAACACGACTTTCCTTGATCGTTTGGTTCAATACAGTTATCCATCAACATTTCTTGAGGTGTTGATAGCCCGTAGACATAGCCTTTCTTAGCTTCTTTATCTACGTAGACGAAGCACACTTCATCGGTGCCATCATTTGAGTATTTGTTCGTGTTATATGCTGTCACTTGAAATTTACTTGATTGAAGCTTACTGATGCACTTAACCTGTATATTACGGTTATCTGCAATCAAGTCATATTCGCTCGTTTCTTGTATATTCTGCATATAAGCGTTCAAGTCAGGAGCTTCTACGTTTTTACATTTAGTCATGTAATACGTCATTGCTGTTAGCTCTCCTGCATGGCCAGAGAAATTAGCATTATAACTATTTTGGACTTGTTGCTTACCGCCTTTAATATCGTCCCATATTACTTTTGATTTGATTGCTAAGTCATCTAACATTTCCCATGCTTCCGATAGGTCAACTGAGTAACCCGATGTTAGTTCTTTAATAGCTAGTTGTTCGTTAGCGATTCTGCTTGCTTTTAACTGTTTAATTTTTTCGATTACGTTGATTATACTTGTAATAGCCATAATATTTACCTTCCGTGGTAGTGGTTTTAAACGTGTATTCTATGTAACTATTTAGTTAACATATTCATTTAACTCATCCATGAGCTTGTATCACTTTGTATTAATAATATTTAATATGCAGTCGAGTGCATTTTGTAATTTTTCTGAATGCGCAGTTGAATGAAAGTATTCTTCTTCTATTAATATTTCTGTTGTTGATCTGTGATCTTGTTTGATCGGGATGGCTAGCATCATTGCATTGAATTCTGCTGGTGCTTTATCTTCTTCATTTATTTCAAATGTGAATTCAGTTTGTCGTTTTGCGCTAGTTGATATCGCCCATTCTTGAACATTCTTTTTGTAATTTTCTAGCGTGCCGTTTATATACATTTTTTTGTATAAAGACCAGCAAGGCTTTAAGCTCATTAGCATAATGATTCCTTTCATTGTAGAGTTGTTTAACTTGAAGCGTTTTGCTTCTTACATTGTATTTATTAAAGCCTGTCTAAATGTCATAACATTCACTTCCTGACGCTCTACAGGGGCACGCTTATACACTAATCTCGCAGTGTTTTGTTGCTGAAGATTTAAGTCGATAAATTATATTACAATATGTTTAATTTCATAACCTACTGATTTGTAGTATGATACATTCTATATGTGGTAACTAATTCAGTGTTACCAAGTTAATCAGGAAAGCTGAGTATTGGTATATGATTTACTAAAAATTCATTCTTTAGCATGAGTTATAAGCTTAATTGAGCTACTCAAATTCTATGATATTTGCTGTTTTAATGTCCTCATATTAACGACACGACATAATTTTTCTCTATCGTAGATGAAGTTGTATAACCACAGTATTTGGAATCGCCATAATCTTATGAAAAAAGCACTTGAAAAAATAATTATTAAAGTGTGTTTGATTTATTTCTCTCACATATTCAAGTATCAGAAAAAACATTCAGAGGCTGTATTAGCTAAACTTTATATACACGCTCTGACCATATTTCCTGATAATAAGATGAGCAATAACTTAGACATTGCATTTTCTGTAAGGAAAAAATTTTTTGATATATCCAAGTCAGATGCGGACGAACTTATTAAAGAAAACCAAGAACAAGCTATTTATGAAGAAGTTCTTTATGATGAAATGAAGTCTAATCAATGGCTAGATAAAACAATATCCATGAGTTTTTTATTACAAGTTTTTTATTTTTCAATCTTTAAATCAAAAGATAGAGCAGATGAAGCTTTAGAGAAAGCAAAGATATATGACAAAACAGCTAAACCACTAATCCACAAAGATTTAAGGAATATTAAAAAAGCAATAAATGCGGATCAAAGAAAGCTAAAAAAAGAGCTAAAAAAAGTTACTAAAGAGAAAGTTGAACGCGAAAAGCTAAAAATCATAAATCCTATATCAATAGGTGCATCTGATGTGACGTTTTTTTTGTCATTTTTTTCCACATTATTCCTCGCTAGTGGCATTTTATATAACAAGTTGTTTTTTGCTAGTTTTGATATATCTATTGGTAACTTCTTTACAATTACTGATTATTTAGCCACTAGTATTGATGTGATAGCTAAAACAATGATCTCCTTTAGTTTCGGCATAATGTTCCTTTTTTGGGGAATGCTCGATAGGTTTAACGAAGAGCTATATTCAGAACAATTGGATATTGAAAATGACAATAAAAAAAGGGGTGAAAAACATTTACGTTTTATTATAATAATTATTTCTACATTTATTATAGGTTTTTTAGTTAATTATTTCTTACTAGATAAAGTAGTTTTCTCATTATTAGTCATGCCAGTGTATTTTATTTCTTTATATACAATTATTAATCTTCCCATATGGAAATTCGTGAAGAATGAATTAGTTATGAAAACCGCATTAGTATCATTAGCTATGTTTTTAACACAAATTGGGCACCAGATTTTTAACAATGTGGAAAATATAAAAAATATCGATTATGAAAGTCAATATGAAATAAAATATATAGAAAAATATAATGGTGATAAAAATGGAGAGTTCATCTCATCAAATTCAAACTATGTGTTTTTATGGGATAAACAAAGAAAAGAAATAAGCATAATTTCAAAATCTATGGTAACAGGTTTTTATGTAAAATAGGTCTTATTAGTAATTCAGAAACAATACCGTATAGAGTATCCAAGTGGTAGTTGGAATTTATGTGCAATCTGTGGGGTATATGTGGCTATCAAACCCTCTTTTGGATTCATTTAGTTATGCTAACGCGATCAATTATACGCTGTTGATTTATATGTGAATTTATTCTTCGTGATGTATAATGTATGAAATTATGATCATTAAGGATGAAAATGTTTCTACGTATCTTCGCATTATTTTTTATTTCTTTTAGCCTGATAGGTGCAGGTGCAGGTGCACCAGAAGCCTCAGCCAACAATATTGAGCAAGACATTAAAACGCTCAATAAAGACGTAACAGCAGTTAACAGCACCCTTATAAACCTTGATAAAAGGGTAAGTAACTCCATCGATAATAATGAGAAATTGATTGCTGAAAACAGAGATATTCTAAAAGGTATTAATAAATCAATAAAGAGCCAAAGTGAAAATCAGAAGGCAATTTTAAAGGCTCTAGCTCAAACCAAAAAAAATAATAAACCAGACACAGATCTTTTCCTGAGTCTTGAATCCGACTTACCAGCAATATGGGGTAATGTATTTGCTGTAATTGCATCAGCTTTAATTACTCTTTATATCTTGAGGAGAACACTCGCAAAAGAAACAACGACGCAGATTATTAGCCTCCAAGAAAATTTAATTGCTCAAACTCAACTTAATAATAAACAAATAGAAACGCAAATTAAGCTAAATCGGCATCAAGTAGAGACACAATTAACATTATCTAAAGCACAGCACAAAGAAGCTCATTTACTTACTATTGACGAGTTCAGGCAAAAATGGATTAATACATTTAGGGAAGACATAAGTGTTTTCATCGGAAGTATTATTGCGGTAAAAGATTTTCACCAAATTGAAGATAGTTTTGTAATGGTCAACTCAA